TATTGCAGGTAAGTTCAGTAGTAGTGAAACCTTGAAAGTGTTTAAACGAACTGCCAAGAAGGATGGTAAATCCGTATTGATTAAGATTGAGCAGGAACCAGGAGCAGGAAGCAAGTTACTGATTAATGCTTTCCGCCGTGATAAAGAATTGAAACGATACCACATCCGTAGCGATAAAGTGAGAATGGCAAAGAACATCCGTTCATTTGACCTTGAAGCTTTGTCAGAGGATGGCAAGGTATATTTCTGTAAGGCAGATTGGAATATGAAACTCATCGACCAATTAGTAAGTTTTACTGGTGCAGATGGTGGCGAAGATGATATTGTGGATACTGCTACTGGTAGTGCTAAGCATTGGCTCCACAAAAGAAGAAAGATTAATGTGTGAGATTTTATTATGACAAGACATTCAGATTCATTTATAGTTACAGTTAAAGATGATAATTATCAATTGATTGACCAGTTGGAGCTTAACAAGTTTGCATTGAAAGCCCAGGTCGACCCGCAAAGTGGCAGTAAGTATACCCCGAGCGAAGAACTGTTAAAGGGTAATAATATCCTTGACCCTAAGTACAATCCATACTATTTGGTACAATTGTTAGACTTATATACTTACCACGCTTCCTGTGTCGAGGCAGTAGCCGTTGACAGTACGGGTATTAATTATAGTTTGAAACCAGTTGAAGGTGTGGAACCAGTAGATGCTGAAAAGGAAAGACTCCAAGAAGTCCTTGATAATTCTACTCCTAGCATCAATACTCAATTGCAAAGAATGGTATACGATAGGAGAAGTATTGGTTACGGTGCCATCGAGATAATCCGAGACACCACCAGTAAATCACCAATCAAAAGACTCAAACATATACCAGCACATACACTACGAAGACACACTGACCAAAAAAGAGTAGTCCACATAAACAGTCGTGGCAAGAAAGTATGGTTCGTAATCTACGGCAAAAACTACAACGAACAAGGCGAACTATGCGACATCGATGCAGATACTGGAGAATTCAAACCATACAACAGTCTACCACCACATCAAAGAGCCAACGAATTATTATGGAGTATGGAGTATGCTCCTGGAACAGATTACTATGGAAGACCACCAATCATAAGTTGCCTGGGCTCAATCAAAGGTGACATAAGTGCAGTCCGTTACAATTACAGTTTCTTTGAGAATTATGGAATGCCCAAGTTCGCCGTAACCGTAACTGGTGATTTCGCAGATTATGATGTAGATCCAACCGATGAGGATTATGACATTACTCAAACTTTAAGGTACCGTATATCTCAACAGATAAGGGAAGTCATCAAGAACCCACACAGTGCTATCTGTATCACCATTCCATCAGAAGGAGAAGAAGGTAATGTTGACTTGAAAATTACTCCATTATCCGTTCAGACCGAGGAAGGACACTTCCGTATGTACCGAAAGGACACAAGGGATGAAGTAATCCATAGTCATCATGTAGACCCTTCAAGGCTTGGCGTTTATGATGCTGGCAGTTTGAATGGTGGCAACTCCGATAATACAATGGCTTCCTATAAGTATGGTACTATTGCACCGATTAAGGCAGAGTGCGAAGCTTTGATTAATTTGATAGCGAAGGAGTTAGAGGTCAACACTTGGCGGTTCTGTATTGAAGATGTTGCACCTATCGATTATGCTAAAGACTTGGCATTAGCCGACTTCCTGTTCGCTCGTGGTGCTATGACAATTAAAGACCTTATTGATAACTTCGGCAGCAAGTTCGGATTGGATACTGTGGATGAGAATGATTACTATCTCAATGCGAGATATTTGAATAATGTTCCTTTGGAGCAAGTGTGGAATAATACTGAGAATAATCCTTACCTTGAAGTGGATAGTATATTGGCAAGTTTGGAAGGTAACCTAAATGAAAGCATTGAAGGCGAAGAAGCAGATATTACAGAGCCAAGTGAGTAATGCTCGTTCAAGGAATAATGAAAGACAACTCGAGAGAGAATTGGCAAGGTTCTTTGACCGTCTTGGCAAACAGGTACAATCCAATCTTGAAGAGTATTGGTCTGACCACTTGTTACAAGGTCAAATCAATTTAATCAGTAAACCAATAATGGAAGCTCAAGCCGAATACTACTTAATCCTGCAGAAGTATAATCGGAGAGAGTACCGGCTTGGAATACAGGAAGCAGAAAGATTAGTCAAACTAGCAAATAAGAATTATTCATTTAAAGCAGTTAAGCCAAGGTTAAACAAGCGATTTGACCTATTCGCTACATTGAGAGGAGCCGAAGAAGACCTACTGGAACGAGTGTTCCTTGCCAGTCAAGCCACACTAAACCGAGTAGATACATCTATTAAAACATTACTAACCGAGGGTTATCAAAGTGGTAAAGGAATCAATTATGTCAGTAACTTATTAGTGAAAAGGTTTGACCAGTTGCAGACATGGGAAGCACAAAGGATAGCACGAACCGAAATCCACAACAGTCATAACACCGCAGTAATGGACACCTACAATGAATATGGTGTAGAGTATACAATGTGGATAGCAGCTGATGATGAGAGAACCAGAGAATCACATCTTGAAATCAATGGCGAGATAATACGATTAGGCGATACTTACAGTAATGGTTTAAGGTTTCCAGGGGATACTGATGGACCAATCGAGGAATGGATTAATTGCAGATGCAGTAATGCACCATTTGTACTCCCTTATGGGTATGCTGCACCACCACAACAACAATTCCGAGAGAATGACCTTATAAAGATTAAATGATGCTTATGAAATTCATAAAAACAAATGATGATGGTACTATCTATTTGACGGCACCCGTATTGATTCCGAATGCAAGAGATTGCGATTACCACAATGGCGAAACACCATTGACAGAAGAGCAAATCAAAGCATTCAAAGAAAGTTACGAACGATACGGATTCGTAGACCACGAACACGGTTTAACCCGTGATGGCAGAAAAATAGGAGAACCACACGAATCAATACTTTTAGATCATGATACTACTTTCACAACATTTGATGGCACAGAGACTATGTACCCAAGTGGTACTTGGTTGTTGACTACTCATATTACCGATGACGAGGCTATCTCCGAGGCAATGAAGGGTTATTATACTGGCTACTCACCATCCATATTGCCACGTGCTAGTGCAGATAAGTATTTAGCAGCATTGAAGGCCGGTAAGGAGGATGAGTGCAGTTGTAAAAACCAAATAAGCAGTATGGGCAACAGTCTGATAAAAGATGTGCCAGACCCAGTAGTATTAAGTGTAAGCTTGACAAGGCAACCTTGCTTACACGAAAGTAAATTTTGTAAACTAAGTGATACTATGGAAAACCAAGAAGAAGTAAGTTTAAAAAGCAAAATTCTTACTGCTATGGGAATGTCCGAGGAAGCAGAAGTAGTTGCATTGAAATCCGAAGTGTCCGAATTAAAAGGACAAATCGAAGAGATGAGAACCACTTTTGAAGAGTCCCTTAAATCCATGCAGGAAGAGTTCAAACAAACTTTAACTGAAGCTTTAACTCCAGTAGATGAGGTTGCTGAGAAGGCAAGCATTGAACCTGCTAATGATGCAGTTGTGGAAGAAGAAGCTGAGGCTATTGTTGAAGAAGCAGAAGAAAAAGAAGAAGAAGTAGTTGTCGAAGAAAAAGAAGAAGAGGAAGAGGAAGAGGAGACTGTTGAGGAAGAACCAGAGAAAGCAGAGAAAGGCGAATCCAAAGCAGAACCAGTACACGACAACATCGCAGAAAAAACTGAAACTATTAACATTTATAAGATTATGGGCAGAAATGCCGATGGAACAAGAAGACACTAAAATTAGTGAGGATTGATTTTTATGGTGAATGAACATATTTTATCCCAAATTGTAAACGAACAAGAGAAAGAAGTATTTAAGGGTATGAGAACTGATATGAATAATGCAAAAGCATTACTCAATGATGAGCAGTTCGCTCAATTCATGAGAGCTGCAACTATTAACCAAACCATCCTTGCAGATGCATCATTCAGAAGGATGAACAGTACATCACAAGTGGTATCCTCCACCAAAGTTGTTGGTAGAGTATTACAAAACGGTTACGATTCTAACGGCGACACTCAGGACCAATTAACCGAAGCAACCATCGGATTCGGTAAAGCAGAATTAAATGCTAAAAAATTAAAAGCAAAAACATCCTTACTCGATGATGATAAAGAGGACAACATTGAACAAGCAGCATTCGAACAGACCTTATTATCTATGATGGGTGAAGCAGTTGGTATCGACTTAGAAGCATTAGCAGTCTACGGTGACACCACCAAGACCGGCTTATTCGGTGTTACTAATGGATGGTTAAAAAGAGCAACCAACCACATCGTACAAGGAACCGACTATGATGTAACCACCAACGGAGTAGTTGACTTATTCAACCAAGCAATCTACAAATTACCTGCTGCATACAGACAAGCAAATCTCATGAAGGATTTAGTCTTCTATGTACCGTTTGAAGTTTACGAAGCATACAGAAATTACCTTATTGATCGTGAAACCGGATTAGGTGACAGTTCACTCTTGAATGCTGATGAATTGAAATTCAAAGGTATTCCAGTTAAATATGCACCAGTCCTTGATGCTGCAGATGGTAGAACATCCTACGGTAAAGTAGCTGGTTGTATCCTCAC